CGCGGCTACGGACGGTGCTGGTCGAGATGGGCGCGGAGGTGGCGGCATGACCCCGCGCGTCACGATTATCTCTACCGTGTACGACAGGGTGGACTGTCTGCGCCGCTGCCTGCGCTCAGTCCAGCATCTGGAGTTCAAGGACTACGAGCAGATCGTAGTCAGCGATGCTCCTGAGCCTGATGTGCTTCATCAGATTGCCGATCTGGTGCAGTGGGCTGGCCCGCGCGTGCGGCACCTCAACCTGATCGAGCGCACCAACAACTGGGGGATCAGTCCTGCGGAAACGGGGCTGCGGGAGGCGGTGAGCGAGTACGTCTGCTTCCTGAGCGATGACAACGCATTTTTACCACATCACTTCGCGCCGCTGGTGGCTGCGCTTGATGCCGATCCTGGGCTGGGGTTTGCCTATTCGAGTTGCCTTTACGCCGGTCGCAAGGTGCTGGCGTTTGATCCGCCTGTAGGGGCTGGGATTGATCTCGGGCAACCGTTGTTCCGCCGGTCGGTCCTGCCAGCGCAGATGCCGGCGCGCGTCATGTCCTGGGACTGGGAGCTGATCCGGACGCTGATGGATCAGGGCGTGCGGTGGCAGCACATCCCAGAGGCCACGTTCATCTTCCGGCTCGACGTCTACCCGCATTTTCTGGAGCAACTGGCATGACGCCTACGCAGCTCCGGATGCGGATTGAGGGCCGCTGCACACGGTGTGGGCAGCCGAAGGGTGGGCGGCCGCAGCAGCAGCGGATGTGGTTCTGCGACTCGTGCCGGCGGAAAGTCAACACCCCTGAGCAGCGAGCCAGGAATCGCGCGTACGCCAAGGCGCAGCGGGCGCAGCGGATCCTCGACGGGCTCTGTACGCGGTGCGGGGCCACGCCGGTGAAGGTGTTCGCCTGGTGCCTGTTCTGTCGCCAGCAACATGCGGACTTGAGGCGGGCGGCATGAGTACGCCTCAGGTCAGCGTGCTGTTGCCTACCGTTCGGCCGGATCTCTATAAGCAGGCGGTCGCGTCTGTTGGTCCTGCGGCGGAAGAAGTGACGTACGAAGTTGTTGTGGTGGCGGATTTCGTCGGCCCTGAACCGAACATTACCGGCAGTGGACTGGATCGGCGAATAGATCTGACCTACAAAGATCCCGTGTCGCAATGGATTATCTCTGGTCGTCGCGGTCCAGTGGAAGCCGTCAACATTGCTGCCAAGTGGGCTAGCGGGGAGTATCTGTTCTTGCTGAATGACGAGGCGACGCTTAGCGCTGGCGCACTGGCGCGGCTCTATCACTCGGCCATCTGTCAGCCCGACGCCATCTTTTCACCGATTCATCGGCCGCCGTACAAGTTCACGTACTACAACAAGCCGTTTGTGCCGTTCCCGTTCGCGCATCGAGACGTCTTCGCCAAGCTCGGGGGACTACTCGACCCAGCCTATAAAGCGTTCTATGCCGATCCAGATCTGGGGCTTCGGGCTGATGCTGCTGGTGTCGCGCTGAGGACCATTGACGGTTCCGTCATCACCCACCACAACGGCCACGACGAGGCGAAGCAGGCGAATGTCTCGCAATACATGGCGCTGGATCAACGGACCTTCCGTGACCGCTGGGACCATCTTGGGGAGTTCCATGATTGCTGACCTGACACGAGACGGCCTCGTGGACGTCGGCGTCATGCCTGGCGCGGCGGAGATGTTGGCCTATCTCCAGACGCGGCCGACGTATCCCGGTCATGTCAAGGGCGCGAGCGTGGCCGCGCAGCCGGCCGGGAGCTCGACGTGCTGGGCGCCGGAGGACGTGCTGCGGGCGCCGCACTTTTTCGAGTTTGCGGCCGGGCTCACGCCAGTGGCGGCGGAGTATCTGGAATCCAGGCCGTTGCTCTACTCGGTGAACGCCTTCACGACGTATCCCCTGAACGGGCCGCCCAACCCGGACATTCAGGATTGGCACCGGGACCGTGACGATGTGCGGTTCCTCGCTCTGTTCGTGTACCTGACGGACGTCCTCCACCCGTTGGCGGGCGCGCATTTGTTTCAGCAGGGCACGCATCAGGGCGCGGCCGAGGGGCCGGTGCGGACCGTGCTCGGGCCGGCGGGGACGGCCTTCCTCGCGGACACGCGCGGGATCCACATGGGGATCCGGCCGGTGGCACAGCCGCGCACGATGGCTTGGGCGCGGTGGGGCGTGAGCGATCCGCCAGCCTCGTACCAGTGGGACAAGCAGCGCCCGTGCAGCAAGTACGTGCTCGGCGATCGCTACCCTAACGATAAGGGTGCGCGGGAGTCGATTCGGCTGGTGGTGGCGTGATGCAGCCGATCCCGATCTGCGCGCTCTTGGACAGCAAGCTGCTGGCGCGTTTGTCCGAGATCATCGTTGCGCGTGGCATCACGACCGTAGTGGAGACCGGCATTGACAAGGGCGGCTCGACGTTCCTCTTTTCTCAGATGGCCGACCGGGTGATTGGGATCGACAACGTCCCAGCGCGGATCGAATCGGTGCGGGCGACGTTGCAACAGGACGGCGTCGAGAACGTGACGCTGCTGGAGATGAACTCTCCGGATGCGCTGCGATCGTTGGTCGCGAAAGGGCTGGACGCCGAGCACACGCTGTTCTTTCTCGACGCGCATTGGCAGGAATACTGGCCGTTAAAGGATGAGATCCGCGCGATCCCGCGAGGTCAAGGCGTGTTGGTCATGCACGACGCGCGTGTGCCGGGATGCCCGACCTTGGGCGTGGATGTCTACGACGGCCAGGAACTCTCGTACGAGTATTTACACGATGTGTTGGCGGAATGGAGTCCGTTGCATGTGGTCGAGTACAACGACGAGTCGGCTGAGTTCCCGCATCGGGGCGTCATGATCGTGTATCCGCTGGCGCCGGAGGCTGCGGCATGAGTGGCAAGAGAGCCGAGCCTGGCCGTTGCCCGATATGCCTGCGCTACGTTCAGGCTCTAAGCGCTGACCATTGTCATTCGTCAGGACGGCATAGGGATTTCGTTTGCCCTAGTTGCAACACTGGTCTTGGGATGTTTCGAGACAACACCGAAACGTTAATCAGGGCTGCTGCTTATATCGAAAAGCACAAGGCTCTACATTCGGATAAATGCACGCTCACGGATGAAGAATCGATGTTGATTTACGAGCGCAGGATAGGTCGGGCTGTATGACCCCACGCGTCTCTGTCGTGGCGCCGGTTCGGGCTCGCATCGCGCTGGTCGATCAGATGCTGGATTCGGTGTGGACGACGGCATCAGATCCAGATCGCGTGGAGGTGGTGCTGCGGTGCGATGAGGACGACACCGCCATGCTTGAGCACCTGACCGCGCGCACGCCTGACTCATGGCGGACGCCGGTGCTCGTCATCGGGCCGCAGCGGAATGGCTATGCCTCATTGTCGGCGTTCATCAACGAAGCTGCGCATCGCTCGCTGGGTGAGTTGGTAATCGTGGTCAACGACGATGCCGAGTTCCAGACCAAGGGCTGGGACATTCTGCTGGCTGAGCGTGCGGCCTCGATTCCTGATGGTTTGTTCAATTTCGGTATCGAGACGGCCAACGCGGGCAACTTCATCTTTCCGTGCGTGTCGCGGACGCTGATCAACCTGCTGGGGTTCGTATTTGATGAACGGCTGGTCTATCCCGACATCTGGCTGCGGGATGTGCTGATGCCGTTTGGCCGCGCCATCCGGGTGCCCGAGGTGGTGGTGGCGCATCACTGGCAGGGCATGAGCCCAGACCAACAGCAGGCGGTGGCTGAGGTGCAGACCTACGCTTATCAGTCTCTGTACTTCCAGTGCGTTGACGAGGGTAGGAAGTTGGTGAGCGATGCGCTAGGGCGGCTCAGGATGGCGGCGTCCGCATGAGCACGATCACCTTCATCATCGCCACCACCGGGCGGCCCTCGCTCGAGCACGCCATCCAGTCTGTGGAGCTCTGGCCTGGCGATGAGCTGATCGTTATCGGTGGCGTGGAGGCACGCACAGACGGCCAGATCCGTTATGTGCCGTGTGCGCCTGGCAAGGACTGGGGCAGCACGGAACGCAACCGTGCAACCCCGCTGGCCCGTGGAGCCTACCTCGCACACCTTGACGACGATGATGCCTATGTGCCAGGCACGCGGGCGCTCATGGCTGACGCCATCGCGCAGACACCGGGGCGGCCGGTGCTGTTCCGGATGCGGTACGAGAACGGCAACACCCTCTGGCACGCGCCGTACATCGAGCGCGGGAACGTCGGGACGCCCATGATGCTGATCCCGAATGTCCCAGAGCGCCTTGGTTGGTGGGGTGAACGGCAGGATTGCGGTGATTACTGCTTCCTCACCACGATGCGCTGGGCAGCGGACGAGATTGTCTGGCGGCCAGAAGTGATCGCGCAGATCAACCAGGTCCACGTATGAGCACGCTGACGCTGACCGACACGTTGATTAGCACGGTGGCCGGCGGCTCGCCAGCCGTGCAGGCGCTGACGCTCGCCTACGTCAAGCAGCACATCCGCGCGCTCGGTACGACAGACGACACGCTGACGTCCGTTTACATCGATGCAGCCGCGTCCTATTTCGAGGAGCAGACAGGGCGGCAGTTGCTGACGGCTACCCGTGAGGCGTGGATTGATGCGTTCCCGTTCGTTGGTGGCAGCGGCAGTGATGCGCGGATTGAGCTACCCAAGCCACCGCTGCAGTCGGTGACGAGCGTGAAGTACATCGACAGCAGCGGAGTGCTGCAGTCGTATCAGGGCGGCTCACCGCTGGCCAATCTGTTCACAACCTCTATCCCAGTGGGGCCATACGCTCAGCGCGGGTTCGTGGAGCCTGTCTCTGGTGGCGTCTGGCCGATTGCTCGAGCACAGACCGGCACCGTGCGGATCCGCTATGTCTGCGGCTACGGCAACACGGCCGCGGACATCCCGCCGTTGATCCGCGGGATCCTCTGCTTCCTCGTGGGCCATTTCGACACGTTCCGATCGGCGGTCCATGAGGCGGCACGCGGGAACGTGATCGTGCTGCCCTACGGCGTGCAGATGCTGATGGACGGGTTCAAGTACTCCGCCTATCCGTCGCAGGTGCTGTCTGACACCTTCTCGGTGGCGTCATGACCGTGACCAATTCCATCGGTGAGTACAGGCAGGTGGCTACTCTGTCAGGACCTGGGACACCTGTGCCGGACGGTGACGGTGGGTACACGCAGACAGACGTGCCGTTGTCGCCGGCCACGTGGCGGTGTGCGATTGAGAAGGCCACCGTCCGATCGGCTGAGCGGCACTTTGCCTCGACGGTGATCGCGCATGGCTCTTACATCATGACCGGCCGTTTCCATTCTGGCATTACGACCAAGACGAAGGTGGTCTGGGTGGATCGGGCCAACGTGACGCATACGGCCAGCGTGTTGGACGTGAACGACGAAGAAGGGGCGGGCGTGAAAACGGTCGCGCTGGTGGTGGAGGTCGTTCCCTAATGCCAAACCGTCTTGTATTTGACGGCCTATCAGAGCTCCGGGAAGCGCTGCGGAACCTGCCGGCGGAACTGGCTGGTGAGGCACAGCACATCGTGGAAGGGGCGGCGAACGGCGCGGCGGCCTCCATTAAGGCGGCGTATCCGGTGCGGACTGGCAACCTGCGAGATCACCTCACGGTGACGCATGTGGACCAGGGGAAGTACAGCGCCGGGGCCATCGTGAAGAATACGGCCAAGCATGCGGCGCTATTTGAGAGCGGCACGCAGGCGCGGCATACGGACATCGGGGCGAACCGTGGCAGCATGCCGCCTGGACATGTGTTCATCCCGCGTGTGACGAAGGCGCGGCGGCAGATGTACACCGTGCTGAAGGATTTGCTAGTGCGTAAAGGGCTGTTGGTGAGCGGCGATGAGTGACAGCTCCGACATCGACAACGCGCTGGTCGCGCTGCTTGGCGCCGATGCCACGTTGCTGGCGATCTGCACCAACGGGGTGTACATCGATGAGAGCCCGCCAGGTTCCACGAAGTTCGTGATCGTCTCGCTGGTGGATGAGCAGGACGTTCCGCAGTTCAGCGGCCGGTCCTATGAGGACGCGCTGATTCTTGTCAAGGCGGTGGCGCTTTCTACAGCTGGCGCCAACATCAAGAGCGCGGCGGCAAGGATAGATACGCTGCTCGAGGGGCAAACGCTGACGGTGTCTGGCTATTCGCCGATGCTCATGCGCCGTGAGTCGCGCGTGCGGATGACCGAGGTGGACGATGTGGATCCGAGCATCCGCTGGTTTCATCGTGGCGGGCAGTACCGCGTGGTGATGAGTCTATGAGCCGAGACGTGCTGCTCTACGGGTTGAGCCAATCGGAAGGCTATGCGTATCTGTTGCAGTGGGCGCAGACCACGCCAGGGCTCCACGAGTTCCCGGCGCCTGATTACCACCGCGTGCAATTGGAGCATTGGGTGTGGTCGCACCGTGCCGAGCTTGGGCGAAACATCCTCGACGTCGGCGTCTACAGCCCGCGTACCTATCTCGGCGATGGCTACGTCACCTTCGGGGAGGTGAACACCTCCAC